ATTTTATGATGACCATCGTGGCGCACGTTGCCCTGACAGATTGTTCAGCAAAGATGTGCGTAAAATCAAACAGGCTATTGATACAGCTATGGATCGTTATGAGCGTACTGTAACACCTGATGAGATTGAGGCTCTGTTTATTTCAAACAACCCAACAATGACTACAGCACAGAAGCAGGCGTACTCTTCTTTGTTTCATAAGATTAAGCAAGAGCAGCCAATGGGCAGTGACGTAGCACAAGAGGTGTTATCTAAACTGTTCCAGCAGGTTGTTGGTGAAGACATTGCTAATCTTGGCTTTGACTATGTGAATGGTGATAAGTCTAGTCTTGAGCCATTGCGTATGTTGCTTGAGCAGTATGGTGATGACTTCACCCCCAACCTAAATGTAGAGTGGGATGATATTGACATTGAAACACTGCTATCACGCAATGACCTAGAAGCACGTTGGACGTTCAACATTGCAAGCCTTACACGTAAGGTGGAAGGTGTTAATGCTGGACACTTGATTGAGGTAGGTGCTAGACCCAACACAGGTAAGACATCCTTTCATGCCAGCTTAATTGCTGCTCCGGGTGGCTTTGCACATCAAGGTGCTAACTGCATCATCCTGTGTAATGAAGAAGGCTATCATCGTGTAGGTGCTAGATACCTTACTGCTGCAACTGGCATGACTATGCGTGAGATTAAAGATAATCCAGCTAAAGCACGTGAGTTGTATGCACCTGTGAAGGAACGCATCAAGATTAAAGATGCAACAGGTCGTGACATGAACTGGGTTGAATACATCTGCAAATCATACAAGCCTGATGTGGTACTACTTGACATGGGTGATAAGTTTGCCAAGACAGGTGGCTTTGCTCGTACAGATGAAGCATTAAAGGCTAACGCTGTTCATGCACGTATGATTGCCAAGCAGCATGAGTGTGCAATGTTTTATATGTCACAGTTATCTGCTGATGCTGAAGGCAAGGTATTGCTTAACCAGTCTATGATGGAAGGCTCACGTACAGGTAAAGCTGCTGAAGCTGACTTAATGATATTGATTGCTAAGAACCCACCAGTAGACAATCAGGATGAAGAAGATACACAACGTCACTTGAATATTGTAAAGAATAAGTTGACAGGTTGGCATGGTGTGGTACACTGTGAACTTGAATATCAGACAGCGAGGTATACAGTATGAAACAACTAGATTTTTTCATAGCTGAAAAGACTATACCTAAACAAAAAACTTTAGACTTATCGAGTATAGCTATATACTTTGGAAATAAAGGGCAAAGGCGAATAGACTTAAATAGAACATCAGACTTTTTAAATTCTGTTCCAGAAGGAAAATACATATTGCATCACACTGGTGGTACACACCCACTACCTATGTATAAAGATAGGGAAGATTTTCCATATATCTTAAATACACATACTGGTAATGTGATTGTGCCTAACTGTAGTAGAGCCGTATACCCTTGTTATACTATTGATAATGGAGTTGAGGGAAAAAGAATATATGCTCATCGTATATTCGGCATGGCTTTTGTTCATAATGATCTGCCCATAGATAACTATAATGTCGATCATATAAACGAAGATAAACTAGACTACGCAATAAATAACTTGCAATGGGTTTCTGTTTCAACTAACATGCAACAAGTTAGAAATAGGGCTAGTAACAAAAATAAACAGTTTAAGTTCTACAGCAGTGAGAACTTTGTATAGGAGAAATTAAATGAAACTAACAATTGATGTAGAAAATACAGTCACCAAGCGTGATGGTAAGATGCACCTTGATCCGTTTGAGCCAGAGAACTCATTGACTATGGTTGGTATGCTTAACGATCAAGGTGTTGAGCGAATTGTTACGTTTGACCACAGTGAGGTGGATGCTGACGACTTTGGACATACTGTTGTTCAGGAGTGGTTAGACAAAGCTACGGTCATCATCTGCCATAACGCTGCTTATGATTTGATGTGGCTGTGGGAGTCAGGCTTTAAGTATGATGGTGCAGTCTTTGATACAATGTTGGCAGAGTATGTGCTACAGCGTGGTATTAAAGAGCCACTGTCACTTGAGGCTTGTGCAGAACGATATGAGTTAGACACAAAAAAGCAGGACACATTAAAAGAGTACTTCAAGAAAGGATACAGCACTCGTGACATACCACATGCTGAGTTGTCAGAGTACTTATCTGCTGACCTTCGTGCTACACAGCAGCTTGCTGATAAGCTGTTCTATCGCCTAAACACTATACCAGACAGTGGCTTGATGAATACTGTAGTTCTTACAAATCAGGTTTGTGTTTCACTTGCACGTATTTACCAGCGTGGCTTTGCAGTTGATCTGTCCAAGCTAGATGAAGTACGTCAGGAGTTTGAGGAAGAAAAGAAACAACTTGAATCAGACTTGCAGTCACATGTGCGTAAGGTCATGGGTGATACGCCTATTAACCTTAATAGCCCAGAGCAACTGTCTTGGGTTATCTATGGTCGCAAAGTTCTGGATAAAACTGAGTGGGCTGCACAGATTGACCCATACATGTCAAACAGTGAGTTTGATAGAATGATGTCATCAGGTACACAGCGTCTATACAAGACTGTGGCACAGCAATGTCCATCGTGTAATGGTGCTGGTTATGTTCGTAAGACTAAGAAGAATGGTGAGCCGTTTGCAAACCCCAGTCGATGCAAAGAATGTGATACTGCCGGATTCTTATTTAATCCAACTGATGTTCTAGCTGGCTTTAAGTTTAAGCCACCATCAGCTAAGTGGGCAAGTGCTAATGGATTCACTACAAGTAAACAAAACCTTGAGATACTAGAAGGTGCAGCACGTAGTAAGGGCATGACAGATGCAGAAGATTTTCTGTACAAGGTACGCAGACTGAGTGCTGTCGATACCTACCTGTCTTCCTTTGTGGAAGGTATTGCAACACACACAAAGCAGGACGGTAAGCTGCACGTAAGGTTGCTACAACACCGCACTGCTACTGGTCGCTTCTCTGGTGCTGATCCGAATATGCAGAACATGCCTCGTGGCGGCACGTTTCCTGTAAAGAAAGTATTTGTGTCACGATTTGAAGGTGGTAAGATACTTGAGGCTGACTTTGCACAGCTAGAGTTTCGTGCTGCCGCTTATTTATCACAAGATGAGGTAGCAATTGAAGAAGTATCTACTGGGTTTGATGTACACTCATATACCGCTAAAGTTATTAGTGATGCTGGTCAGTCTACGAGTAGACAGGATGCGAAAGCACATACGTTTGCGCCACTCTATGGGGCAACAGGATTCGGCAGAAGCAAAGCAGAAGCGGCGTATTACGAACATTTCACAGACAAATACAGAGGAGTGGCGGCTTGGCATACCAGACTGGCTAAAGAAGCTATAACAACACAAAAGATTACCACGCCCAGTGGTCGTGAGTTTGCGTTCCCTGATGTGGTACGTAAATCTACTGGACGTGTATCACACTTTACACAGATAAAGAATTACCCTGTGCAATCATTCGCTACAGCAGACATTGTTCCGATTGCATTATTGCATATTGATGAGTTGCTAAAGGGTTTGCAATCGTGTATAGTGAATACAGTGCATGATAGTATAGTCATTGATGTTCATCCAGATGAAGAAGCAAAAGTAATCAGCATCATAGACGCTACTAATGAAGCACTACCTAAACTTATCGCTGCACGTTGGGGTGTAAACTTTAATGTGCCGCTGCTTTTAGAAGCAAAAATCGGACCGAATTGGCTTGACACTAAGGACATAGCGTGATATAACTATGCCTCATTCACTCTACAGAAAGGAGTAACACATATGACAGAACTTACAACAATAGACCAAAATAATTATGCTGCTATGGCGAAGGTAATGGGCATTGCAAAAGAAGGTGGGAGTAAACCTAAATCTAGTTCTCTTGCACGTCTACGCATTAACCATTCTCCAGTAATGGGTACTGCTGAAGTAAACGGTAAAAATGTAAACGTAGAAGTAGTAGAAGGTGGAACATATAAGTTGGAAATCCCAGATGGTCCAACTTATTATGCTTCAGCAGTGAAGGTACGTGCCTTCATTCAACGCTTCATGTACAAGCGTTTTGTTATGGGTAATGCTAAATCACCTAATCGTTTCATCAAATCTTTAATGACAGACGACTCTAAGATGGAATCTGATCTGAAAGACAATGATGGTGGCTTTAACTGTGGTAAACCTGCTGGATACATTCAGGACTTCAAGGCATTGCCTGAGAAACTACAAGACTTAATTAAACAGATTAAGCGTGTACGTGTTGTCTTGGGTACTGTTGAACTGATTGATCCTGTGAATGATAAAGGTGAGCCTGTAGAGGTTGATGTTACACCATTCATCTGGGAGATTGACAATCGTGATGCATTTAAGTTGGTTGGTGATGTGTTCACTAAACTTGCTAAGATGGAACGTCTTCCACCTATGCATACATTCTTGGCAAATACCAATGAACGCAAGATGCCTAATGGTAATAGCTTCTTTGTTCCTGTGGTATCACTTGATGTCACTAAGACTATTGATCTTAACCAAGAAGATCAGGTGATGTTTGGTGATTTTGTATCTTGGATTGATAACTACAATTCTTATATTATCAATTCTTGGGCAGAAAAGGTGAACTCAAAACTTGAAGACGGTGACGATGAAATCATTGATGATTTAGTTGACATCGAAATCGAAGAAGAGGTAGCATAATGA